GGGAGATCTTGGTGCACTCACGATCCGCTCGTTGAATGATTTGAAACATTCTAACGGGGCGTCGGATCTTGTCACTGTGAGTGTTTTTGCTTGGGCCGAGGATGTGAGTATGAATGTTCTCACTTCTGTTGAGCCTGGAACACTCATTCCCCAGTCAGGATCTGAAATTGATCAAGCTAATACAAAAGGCATGATTTCCGGTCCAGCCACGGCTGTATCGAAAGCTGCTGGTGCATTGAAGTCGATTCCACAAATAGCACCTTTTGCGACAGCCACGGAGATTGGAGCTGGGATCGTAGCTAAAACAGCCAAGGCTTTTGGATATTCGAGACCGCCTGTCACGAAGGATCCTGAACCATTTAAGCCAACAGGTATATCTCAGATGGCTGTGACAACAGTTCCAGATGGAACTCACAAACTCACTGTAGATGACAAACAGGAACTGTCCATAGATCCGAGAATAGCTGGACTTGGAAGTGGAGACCCCTTATCAATCCGAGAGATTGCCAAGCGTGAGTCTTACTTGACATCATTCAGCTGGCCCATTGGTAAAGCTCCCGAGGAACTCTTGTGGAATGCACGTATTGATCCGGTAACATGGGCCGAAAGTGCTGGCGGAGCTTTGCACTTGCCAGCTTGTGCCATGGCCGCTTTGCCTTTTGGATATTGGACTGGAACCATGAAGTTTCGGTTCCAGGTTGTGTGCTCAGCCTTCCATAAAGGCAGGATCAAGGTAGTTTACGACCCTAATTTCTTGGCGAGCAATGAGTACAATACCAATTATCTGCAAGTTGTGGATATTGCCGACATGACTGATTTCACGATTGAAATTGGCAATGGCCAAGAGCGAAGCTTGCTCAATCACCACGTGCCCGGTGTGGACAGTGTGACACAAATGTACTCCACCACTGCGTACGCTTCCAAAGAGGAAGGTAATGGAGTCATTGGTGTCTACGTTGTTAATGAACTTACCACACCAAACTCAACCGTGAACAATGATATTGAAGTCAATGTTTTTGTGAGCATGGGAGAGGACTTTGAGGTGTTTGTCCCGGACAATGCATTTCAAAAGTACGTGTTCAAACCTCAAGGTGGTTTTGAGCCACACAGCGGGAAGGAACTCGTACCGGAATCTCAAAACACTGAAGAACCAAGTGCTCCTCAACATTCAGAATCTGAGAAGTTAGGTCCTGGTATGACAAATGATGATCTGCTTGCAAAAGTCTATTGTGGTGAATCTATTTCATCCTTTCGAACTATGTTGAAGCGTTATAATCTTCATTCAAATCTGGCATATACAAACACCAACGGTGAAGTGATGGTAGGTAGAACAAGATCAATGTATCCTTACTTGCGAGGCAACGTGGAAGGAGCGAAAGATCTCGATGTGGCATCAGAACTGTACAATTACAGTAACACGGTTTTGCTGCATTGGGTGACATACGCCTTCTCAGGTTGGCGAGGGAGCATTCGATGGAAGATTGCGCCACGCGGAACATTTGACGTATCTAACAAACCCGTGTACTGGATTGAACGAGGTGGCATTGGTGGTGATGAATTTGACAGGTATGCTGTGGATACACCCATTTCAGCTGGGTATGATAGCCAATCGCAAGCAGCGGAAAGTGCTGTCTTTACAACAGATGCCACGCGAGCAAAACCAAAGCCATTGATGGGTCCGAGAGGATTGGCATATCGCAATGGTAATGTGAATCCAACCATGGAGTTCGAAGTACCGTACTATTCGCCATTCAGGTTTACACCTGGTAAAGTACAGAACTATACTACAACTTCAGTTTTCACACCCACATGGGATTACCGAATTCAAGTCGAAGGCCAGTACGAAACGGCTTTTGATGCTTGGGTTGCGGCGGGAGAAGATTTCCAAGTATATTTCTTCTCAGGATTGCCTCGTATGTATTACGAAGCTGATCCCCCCCTTCCCAATCTCACTATTTAAGTGAGGCCAGTCCGCTATGACTTTAACTGGCTAGAGACAGACACTCTATAATAAATGTAGCTTTAAACTATTGTGCTAGCAGGAAAGAACAATATACCCTATGTGACCTAGGGGCTAGTCTTCGGACTTGAGTTGGTTGCGCCGTATCTCTTGATACTCTGGAATTTTCCCTGGCGCAGCCAGGTTTCAAGGAGTCACAAGTTTCTAGCGCGACCGAGTTTATTATTACATAAGCGGGGATCTACAATGTACAGATCCCCCGCGTTTGGTCATCTG